TGGCAAAGTTCTACTTAGACGCAGCCAATCAAGTGCTATTTCATGATGATAAAATGGTTAGTTCATTATCTTGTGAAAAAGTGTGGGGAATTGAAGAAAAAGTTATTATAGAAATCAGTCCATTCAAACCAAAGGAAAACTTATGAGAAATATACTACGCTCTGGCGTTGTTTTATGTGTTTTTAGTTCATTTTTTTTACTAAACTCATGTACTGTGCCGAGTTTAAATAATAGCAGCTTACAAACTGCTTATCCCTCTTCTACTGTCGAATATCACGCTAAAACAGTTTCAGTTTCACAGCCACCACCGCCACAATTTACTATTGTGCAACCCGGAAGCGTGCCAACTGTTGTGCCTGTTTCGCCAAAACAATAATTTAACGTTATATTTGGCGCAGTTTACCACACAGAGTTAAAGCTCTGTGTGGCTATTGTTTAGCAAGCTAGAGACTCCTCACAATGTCTAACTGCTGGCCATCTCTCTCTTGTGGCTTCAATCCACTTCTTTTGAGCGTGATGACTAACTTTCCATAACTCCTCGTGAAAGTCTTCACCCTTTAATATTGCAAGCTCTATCGCTTGCATAATGTCTTCGTAAGCTTCCATTTTAGCTTTGTAGTAGATGTCTTGTGTATTTGGCATGGCGTCCTCTGTTTTTTTAAAGTTAAATGTTTGATTTATAAAACTGTTTCATCTCTGTCAGTTCGCTGTCTTCGTTAGCTAAGCTTTCGTAACAAGCATCGCCTTTTGTGCGTCTATATGTGTTTTCAATAGCGTTAAAGATATCTTCTGCATCTCCTTGTGTTATTTCATTTTTTGAATCAACATATTTTGAAATTGTATTTATTATTTCTAATTTCTTTTCTTTGGTTGCGCAAGGTCTATACCAGCTAAATATTTCTGAGCTAGAGATAAGATTTTCATTTATCACAGTGTAGATTGTTTTTGTCCATGGTCCGTGTATCCCCGTAATTGCGCTAAAAATCTTTTGTTTTAAATTTTGTTTTTTATATCCATAGTAACTATCTTCTGACTTCATTTTTATTCCTTTTTTTTCTTTTCATAATCGCTATCATATAGTTTTTGTAAGGATTTATATAATTGCAAGTCCCAATACTTTCTATAACTCTCATAATCTGGAACTTTTCCTTACAGCTTACGCACATGCAATATTCGTCTGATATCATTTCTGCATTATCTATCATCCAGTCTTGATTTTTGCTGGAGAACTTATCATTGCAACATGTGCAAAAACTTGGATTGTTTGATTCATTTCTTTTAAACCATAGACTTAGGTTCTTTGCTTTCATCTTTATTCCTATTGTTTTTCTTTTCTTCTCTCTGCTTACCGCTACAACCTCGGCGATTCACGCTTTCGGGAGACTTGCTTGCTTTGATGACTTAAATATATCAAACGATCGATTTAGATGCAACACTAAAATCAATTAAGCGAAAGAAAAAGATTAAAATGTACACTTGTGGATAAACCGCTCTTATGATATATTTATATCAGACACAATTAAGGAGTAATATGGATTTAAGACAATATTTATTTGATAAAAGAATTAAGATAGCAGAGTTTTCGCGTATGTTAGATTATTCACGAAATCACCTAAACCAAGTGGTGCTTGGTAACATGCCAATCACAGAGAAGTTGGCAAGAGCGATAGAAAGAGTAACTAACGGGGATTTAAAGAAAGAAGATCTGATAAAGGAAGGTGAAAATGGAGTGGATTAGCGTTAAAGATAGAATGCCAGAGGGAGAATTGCATGACAGGTCGGTTTCGAACTGGGTGCTGGTTACTTGTGCGCACCGTACAAACAGTCTACCATTTTCTGTAGCAAAATATGCAAATAAATCTAATGGTGGTTTCGGTTTTTATAATAAGGGTTGGCATTTTTGGGATGAAGAAAGCATTAAATGTGCTGATTTGTTGCTAGATTCTAGCGATTTTTATCGAGAAGAAATAACTCACTGGATGCCTGTACCAAACGTCATCTCACAGCTAACAAGTAAAAACATGGAAGCCATTTCTAACTTGTTTAATATTCCAAGGCAAGGGTCTTCTTTAGATAAAGATGTCGATCAGCCCGCGCATTATCAAGGAAAAACTATGTCTGTCATTGATGTAATTGAAGATTACGATTTAGACTTCAACGAAGGCAACGTATTGAAATACTTTTTAAGACGTAAGAAAAAAGGCCAAGAGATGAAAGATCTAAAAAAAACAGCCTGGTGCGTTAAAAGAGAGATAGAAAAACTAGAATTAAATATTTAAATTCAATTCAAAAAGATTTATGATAATGATTCCTTAACGTTAAACTAGGAGAATTGTCATGAATCCTTTTCCAGACCACAAACCAGAAGATGCAGACCTATCAAATATTCCCGGTTATACAGGCCATCCCGGTGATGATCGAATGAAAAAATATCAGGAAGAGAATCCTTCACAGCCTGAAAAAACATCTGAAAAGATCTCAGAAGATTCAAGAAAAGGTCAAACTTTTGAACAAGCTGAAGCTGAGTATCATAAAAACATGGAAGATGTTGCTAAAGAACTTAAAATCGAACGCAAAGAAAACGAGAGTGTGATTGATTTTGAAGGACGTATTAACGAAGCGCTTGAAAATATTGCCGAAGAGGAAAAGCCAGCTAAAAAAAGAAAGTAAGAGATACTATGATTGAATCATTTATAGATTTTTGTCAGTGCAGCAACATCGCTTCTGCAACGACAAAAGCAAACGAAGTGGTAAAGCGGAATGAAGGCGCCAAATGGAATATGATACAATGTCAGCTTCTAGAAAAAGAAGGACTATTTGTTTACTCGATGGTCTTTCAGCGCGTAAAAGAAGTTATACTCAAAAAACCTCAAGAACAACTCTCGATGGAGATAGAAAATGAAGAAGAAAACAACGGTTAAAGCTGGAATGGTTAGAACTGGTAACGGTATTGATTTGATGGGCGTTAGTAAGGGTTCCACTAAAGAAAGATCAATGGCTAAAAAGTCATTAAAGCAAATGGGTTCATGTAACTGTGGTAAATAAAATGAATTTTAATGTAAAGTTTAATTTCGAGAACGGTCAAGTGTTTGATGCGGAGATATCATCAGATCAGCTGACACGATTTCTAAAAACAATTTCGAAAAGTGAAGTGTACTGGGATGAAATAGGCGGTTTTTGGATTGCATTCACCAAAATACTTTACTTTACAGTAAGAGAGATTAAAACGCATGAAGTGGAACCTAAAGTTAGTACCGATCAAACAGATGCAGCCCTGGTCGAAGAACCCAAGAATTCTGAAGACAGAGAAAGCTAAACAGCTTAAAGCTTGTATCGATAAATTCGGTCTAATTGATAAGCCAATTTTAAATAAAGATCTTACGGTTATAGGTGGGCATCAGCGCATAAATATTCTAAAAAAACATGCAGTAGATTTAGAGTGTTATGTAGCTGATGTTCAGCTTTCAGAAAAAGACGCAGAAGAACTTGCGCTATCTCTCAACAAGAAGACAGGTGAGTGGGATTGGGATAAGCTAGCTAATGAGTTTGACTTAGACAGCTTGCTTGCCGGTGGATTTGAATCAAAAGACTTCTTGGATAAAGGCGTTAAACAGTCTAAGCCGTCCATCACTTTTGATTTTGAAAGCCAAGAAGATCTAGATAAGGCCATGGATAAAATCATTGGTTTTTCGATGGAAATTCCCGAATGCAAAGTGAGGGTAAAAAATGGAAACTAAGAAGAAGTCATTTCCTAAGAACACTAAGACTTATGAAAGTGATAAATCTATCTGGACTAAAGAAATTATTGATCAGATAGCTGATTTATTCATTGAATTCGTAGAAGACCCGTCAACGCTTTACTTTAAAGAGTTTACTAGTTGGCTGTGGAAGCACCATGGTCTGTTATTAAGCGAAAGATCATATAGCAGATTTTGTGAGCGTAGCGAAAAGTTTAAAGCACATCACGATTATGCTAAGACTGTGCAAGAGTGTAAGATTGTTAAAGGTGGGCTTGTTAAAAAACTAGACTCTCAAATGTCTAAGTTTATGCTTTGTGCAGTTCATGGCTTTTCAGACAAGCAAACGATCGAACATCAGGGTCAAGAGACGATACAAGTCATCAATTACGGCTCTAAAGAATTAAAAACGTGGGAAGAACAAAGGGATAAAATAAAAAATGAGCTATCAAAATAACGACCCTAAGCCGCTACCTTCAATCGAATATAGTCTTAAGACTATTTCTTGGCACTTAAAAGTCATTTCAGAAAACTTGGCTAAATTAGTTCAGCCTTCTAATTCTGCACCTGAGCAGTTTCAGACACCACCTAGTTTTAACGATCGTAGAAACGCTCCATTCTAGGCATAAAATGAATGAGAAAGAACAAGCATTTCAAAAAGAGTGTGCTGAATTCTATAAAAAGCTAGATCAGTTTTTATGCCAGGAAAAGCCGGAATACGCAATAGCATGTTCCGCTTTAACTACGATGCTTTTAAGAATTGCAACGTATGAATCTTTAGATAAGAAAGATTTTTTCAGCGCATTAGATCGGTGGTGGGACCAACTCAAGGAGATGGAAAGTGAAAAAAAAGACAATTAGTGAAATAAGAAAAGAGCCTGGCAAGTCAAACGCTGGTAAATATCCAAATGTTAAAGCTTCAAACTTTGCGGGCCCTGATGGAACTTATCCAATCAATACCAAAGCACGCGCTAAAGCTGCTCTTGCCTATGCGCATAATAGCCCCGAAGCTTCTAAGATTCGCAAGAAAGTTAAAGAGAAATACCCTTCACTAGATAAAAAGTAATGAATTGGATTTATGTTGAGTCATCAGACAACTTACCAGTTGACGGACAATACGTTCTTTGTCTTTTTGATGAAGATTATGTGGGTATATCAGTTTATTTAAATGAGGAATGGCATAATACAGAAAATGGAAGAATTACCATTTTCAATTTAAATAAAAGATTCAGAACTTCTTGTGAACCTAAAGCTTGGATGAATCTTCCTAAAGGGTAAATAAAGTAATGGCTATAAAAAGAATTGAAAAAGAGCTCTGGCAATCCTTAAGAAAAATAATCTTTGAAGATGGATATCTATGTTATCATGATGATGAGGGCTGTCATTATGTTTTATGGCAAATAATGGAAGTTTTAAAAAAATTAAAAATAAAATTAGATGACTAAACTTCCTTACTTAGAGCCGCGAACTTACCAAATACCCGTCCATGCTGCCATGGATTCTGGAATTAGACGTGCAGTTTTGGTTTGGCACCGTAGGGCGGGTAAAGAGATAACATGCTGGTCAATCATGATCAAGAAGGCTTATTTCGAAAGAGTTGGCCTTTACATCTACTTTTTTCCAACCTCTAGGCTAGGAAGGCGTATTCTTTGGGATGGAAAAGACAAAGAAGGCCGTCGTTTTATCGATCAGATACCTAAATCGATAATCGATGGTGAGCCTAATTCGATGGAAATGAAAGTTAAGCTTAAAAACGGCTCCATTATTCAGATTGTCGGTACAGATAACATCATAAACGTAGGGATTAACCCCGTTGGTTGTGTTTTCTCTGAGTTTTCGCTGCAAGATGTAGCTGCATGGAACTTAATTCGACCTATTCTTAGGGAAAATGAAGGTTGGGCTGTCTTTAATTTTACTCCTAGAGGTAAAAATCACGCGTATGACATTTATCATATGGCTAAAAACAACCCTGAGTGGTTTTGTCAAAACCTAAGCATCCGAGATACAGGTGTTTTGTCAGAAGATGACATGAATAAAGAGCGTGAAGAGGGAATGAGTGAACAGCTTATTCAACAAGAGTATTATTGCTCATTCGATCAAGGGGTTGAAGGTGCATTTTACGCAAAACTATTAGATCAGGCGGAGTTTGACGGCCGTGTTACGAATGTTCCCTACGATCCTGCTGCTGCTGTGGACACTTTTTGGGATTTGGGCGTGTCAGATGCGACCGCCATACTCTTTGTCCAAAATGTTGGAAAGGAGATTCACATCATCGACATGTACCACAATGAAGGTGAAGGCATCAACCACTACGCTAACATCTTAAGACAAAAGTCAGAGCAAAGAAGATGGGTGTATGGAAATCATTATGCCCCGCATGATATACAAGTAAGAGAGCTTGGCCATGGAGCTCAGACAAGGTGGCAGTCTGCTAAAGATCTAGGCATTAAATTTGAGATAGTTCCTAACATTGCGATTATCGAGGGAATTGAAATGGCCAGAAATTTATTCCCAAGATTGTGGGTCGATACAAATAACTGTAAGTATTTCTTGAAATGTATTGCAAATTATCATAAAATGTATAATGAAAAGTATAATGTATATAGCGACCGTCCTGTGCACGACTGGAGCTCTCACGTAGCAGATGCATTTAGAATGCTCGGAGTGGTCACAAGTCGAACTAGACGGGAACGCATGAGCGAAAAAGAAGCAATGGAATTGCAAAATAAATACTTGAGGAAATTCTGATGACCTGCTTTATGTCTAAAGTAAACTATCTAACTAAGCACGAGATAAAAAGCATAAGTTTTAATGTTGAAGATACAATTGCAGAGGTTGTGATTGAAATTTCTATTCCGGCTTTAGGATTTTCGAGAGAAGAAGAAATAGAAGTGCATCTAGATGTGGCTCAGATTGAAAGCATTTTTAAAACAGTGCTAGAACAGTATAGAAATCAACATTCGGATGAAAATATAAAAAACAATTTTAACTTTAGATTGTAAAAAATAATTTATATTTGATCTAAAAACTACTTTTAGCGGGGTCGGACTGATCATCCTTAGCTAGCCTATACTAGCACCTCGCATCTTCCTTTATAGGGGGGAATGGCAATAAACTGCTACCCTAGGAAGATGCGATGGTGCGTCAAAACGATGTTTGTAAAGACTTCGACGAATACTACAACGAAGCTTTTCGCGCTTGGGACCCCTTCATTCAAGAAGCGTTGGTCGACTTAGACTTTTACCTGGGAAATCAATACACATCTGCCGCACGAGCTGAACTAAGCTCCGAAGGTCGCTCAGCTCTAGTTTTTAATCGCGTTCAACGTGTTATTAACATGTTGACCGGATATCAACGCAAACACCGTTTATCTTCTGTTGTCTCTCCCGTCGAAAACTCAGATCAAAAAACCGCCGATCAGCTTAGCCAAGCTTTGCTTTATGTCATGCAATCTGGGAATGGCTATCAAACTATATCTGATTGCTTTGGTGGAGCGTTAAAGACTGGATTCAATCTAATGTCGATGTGGATGGACTATACGCAAGATCCAGTTAATGGCGACATTTGCTTTGGTCGTGAATCTTTCAAAAACTTTCTATGCGACCCTTACTTTACTAAACTCGATTTTTCTGACTGCTCTTACATCATTCGACGTAAATATTTAAGCCTAGATCAAACGATCGCTCTGGTTCCTAAGCATAAAAAAGACATTACTGAATTGTCCCAATACGGCTGGGAAAGAGACAACCAATTTACCTGGTTACCGTATCAACGTATCTGGAATGGTCAACCCATGATGGCTTATAACGAAATCTGGACACAAGGCTGGAAGCCAAGCAGTGTGCTTTTAGACACTGAAACTGGGGAATTTATCGAATGGGAAAAAGGCGACAAAGAGCGTTTCGAAGAACTAAAAATTATCTATCCACAACTTGAACTTGTTAAGCAACAAAAGCCTTTTGTTACCCGAAAAATCATCGTCAATGGTGAATTCATCGAAGAAGAGGATAACCCGGACGATTTTAACGAATATCCTTTTGTCCCGTTTGTAGCCATCTTTGAGCCTGAGTCTGACAACTGGGCGCTACGTATGCAGTCAAAAGTTAGAGCTCTCAGAGATCCGCAGGTTGAAACCAATAGTAGAAGAAATCAGATGGTAGATATTATCCGATCTCAAACAAATACGGGTTGGGTAGCCACTGAAGGTTCTGTGGTTAACAAAGACAGTTTGTTCCAGTCGGGACAAGGTAAAGTTATCTGGAGAAGCAAAGACGCTGAACCCGGGGCATTAGAACGTCTACAACCAGCTCAAATTCCTCCATCGATGTTCCAGCTTACTGAGCTCTATGATCGCGATATCATGGAAATAGCGGGTATTAATGATGCTGCTATGGGTGAAGCGAGTAATGCACAGGAATCCGGCGTCTTAGCCATGATGCGCCAAAGTGCAGCGCTGGTAAACTGCCAAGATTTATTTGACAATCTAAGATTTTCACAGAAGCTTATCTCTAAAAAGGCGCTTAAGCTTATACAGACTTGGACGCCTGCAAAAATTAAACGTCTTATCAATGCTGAACCTACGCAAGAATTCTACAGCAAGAACTTTACGAAATACGATTGCGTCGTTCAAGAG